TAATAGACCTCCTTTCTGTTTTTTTGCCGTTCTTTCTTGAGAACAATTTAATTATAAATCAAGCGTTCTTTTTTGTCAACACTTTTTTTCAAAAAAAACACATTTTTTTCTTTTTTAGTATTATTTGTACTTTTTTCGGAACGGTGTTATAATAGAAACATAAAGAAAAGGAGCTGTAAAAATGCGTACCAATGACGAAATAATAGACCTTATCAAGGCCTTGTGCGAAGAGAAAGATATATCTTTGAGCGAACTCGCTCGTCGAGTGGGTCAAGCAAAATCTGGCGTATCAAGATATTTTAATAAGACGAGAACTTTTCCATTGAATAGAGCGAACGTTTATGCGGAAGCTCTCGGCGTCTCAACTGAATATCTTTTAGGAGTAAAACCGATCAAACAAGAACCGGACCTTTCAAACTTGGATCTTCGCGAGCTGGCCAAGAGTGCAAAGACTTTCGACGGAAAACCATTAAATGAAGAAGATATCGAAGCGATTGAAAATATACTTGATATCTATTTTAAAGGAAGATTATGAGACTAGAAGACATTTGTCACGAAGCGGGCGTCACGCTCGCTTACTTTGACAATGAACTGTGGCCACGGCCCGGAATGATCTTATCTGATATGAAGATCATTTTTGTTAATAAATCACTAACTAAAGAGGCCCAGAAACGCGTTATTTTGCACGAATTAGGCCATTTAGAGCACACGACGGCCGAATATACCATAAACCCGATAAAGTGCGAGAATGAAGCCAATAGGGCCATGATTCACGCCTTATTAAAGGAAGAGCTAGAAGCCGGGGACGCGAGCGAGTTCAATTATTTACATTTTATGGAGCGCCATAAGCTCAAAACAACGGCCGATGAATTAATGGTAATAGATGAATACTATCGTTTAGTTGGATAAAGGAGAAACATTATGGACTTTGACAAATTCAAGAATTTCGCAAAAAAAGCAACTGAAAAAACAGTAGACGGAATTTCATCGATGAATGAAGTGAGAAAGAAAGCTGCTGAAGAGACAAAAATTTCAATCGGTACGACAACGATTCGAAAAACGATTGACGGACAATATTATATCGGTTTTTATTCAGACACTCCGGAGCTGTTTGAGTTTGAAAATTTTCAATTTGAGGGCTCTACTATTATAGAGCGCACAAAAACGACCGGGACGACCAAACAAAAGGGGAAAAAAGGGAGTGCCCTTTTAGGAGCTGGAATCGGTTCGGCGTTTGGCCCAGTCGGTACAATTGTAGGTGGTGTGATCGGTGCGTCTGGAAAACGAAAAGGGAAGGTAAGCACGGACACTATCACCACTCAAGAAGAAAAGCCCGGACTTGCTAAATTGTACTTACGGAATATCGAGACAAACGAAGTCAAGACAATTAAAGCAAAGATCACCAATGCACAAGCAGATAACATTAAGCTGTTTTTCGAATAAATAAAAAAAGCCCCGAGGACAAGCCACGGGGAATCATGATATAAGTTAAGTATAGCAAAATTATCTCGTTCTTTCAATTGTGCGGGCAAGCCATAGGAGGAATCATGATAAAAAAATATACAACCAAAAACGGGGAGACTCGTTACTTATTTCAAACTTATCTGGGAATTGATCCCTTAACCGGAAAAGAACGGCGGACCACGCGCCGGGGCTTTAAAACCATGAAAGAAGCTAAACAAGCCGAAAGAAATTTGCTGCTTGACGTGGAAGAGAACGGGCTTCAGTCGAATCAATCAGACGGATTCCAAGATCCTACATTCGAAGAACTAGCTTCCTTATGGCTAGAGAATTATAAAACCACAGTCAAGCCTAGCACTTTTGAAAATGTCCAGTCCAAGGTTGAGAAAATGACTGAAGAGCATTTTAAAGAGATGAAGCTAAAAAAAATAACAGTCGCATACTGCCAAAGAGTGGTTATTGAATTAAGTAAAAGCTATGTCTTATATAATCATTATCTTTCAGTCATTAACCGAATCTTCAAATATGCTGTTTTAATGGACATAATCAATTCAAACCCTTTTGATAAAGTTATCAAGCCGAAAAGCCGGCAAACTCAAAGAAAGGGCAATTTTTTAACCAAGGAAGAATTGAAAGAGTTTTTAAAACTAGCTCAAACTGCCACGCTGTCTTATTTCTTCCCGCTGGTGCATTTGATGAGTTATACCGGGTTACGTCAAGGGGAAGCCCTCGCTTTGAAATGGTCAGATATTGACTTTGAAAATAAAAAAATTACCGTTAATAAAACGGCGGTCCGGATCAAAGAGAAACAAACCCTTCAGACGCCCAAGACTAAAAATAGCAAGCGCGTAATCTCTATTGATCCCGCCACCCTTTCAATTTTGAAAAGCTGGAAAAAGGACCAAATAAAAAACTATTTTAAAAACGGCAAACATTTTGAAGGGGAAGAAAATTTCATTTTTACGAATAAGTGGGGCGATTGGGTGCATATTCACAATTTTATCCGTTATTTCAAGCGTTTCATGGCTGACCATAAACTAAAACCGATCACGCCCCACGGGCTCCGACACACGCACGCTTCATTGCTGTTTAGTGCGGGCGTGGAACCTAAAAACATTTCTGATAGACTGGGTCATAGCACTGTCCAGATCACGCTGGATCTGTACACTCACATAACGGAAGAGCAACGAACCGATACAGTGGATAAACTGCTTGAATATATGGTAATATAAATTAGTCGTATTCAGTCTCGTATTCAGTCACTTCTCACCCCTTAGAAAGTCAGTGATATCAAGGACTTGAGGGCGAGTGGCATTATTTTAGCATAATTCAAAAATCGTTTCCATCGTTGCGTTGTACGTTTCTATTAGTTATAAAATAGCGCATTAGTCAAAATATCGTTTTCGTCATTTTTCGATAATTAAAAAAAGACGTATTCAAAATCGTATTCATTGCCCGCATAATTGAGAGAATGAGCCCGAGGGCTTTTTTTGTTTGCCGTTATAATAGACAATCTAGGAAATTGCCGTTATAACAGAAAAAAGGCCGGATTCCCGACCTTAATTTATATTTTCGTTCATGTCGATCCATTGCTGGACCTTGATCGCGGTATCGATGGATAGATCTCCAAAACGCTTTTTTTCATTTCGCAAACGCGAGATAGAAGCGCTAGAGATTCCCGTTTCTTTTTCAATTAAATAGCCGGAAACGGCCTTGTTCATCAAGACCGCTTCGACTTGTTCCGTGTTAATAATCATTCGACCACCCCGTCGTTAGTTTTCTTCCCATTCGAAATCTTCTTCACCAAGTTCAAATTCTTCGAGATAATCGGCAAGCGTTTCAAGATCTTCTTCATTTAATTTTTCAATATTAAGGCCGATGTTTTCCAAGCCATCTCTCCAGTACCATTTGCCAAGCGATACTTTATACACTACTTCGCTTTCGTCTGGGCCAAAACTTCCACTTTGACGAGCCCCAGTTTCACCGTCTTGTTTGAGATAAAATTCCATGCCGTCCCAGCCGATATTTTCAGCAAGTTCTTTTGCTACTGTTTTAATAGTTGCGTTTACTTTTGTCATTTTCTTTTACTCGAGATCTTTTTGATCTCCCTTTCTTTATCTTGAATATAGTATATCATCATAATTGACGTTCGTCAAGCACTTTTATAAAAATAATTAAAGATTTTTTATTCTGAAACTAGTTTCAGACAATAAAAAAAGCCCTCCCGAGATGGGAGGGAAAATACATTATATAGGAACTGATTCGAGTACTTCGACACGTTTCAGCAAGTTTTGAAACACTTCTTTTGACACGTAAGCCGTGCTGGCTTGGTGGCTAGTAAGGAAGTTATCGCCACCGTTCCTCAGTTTCTCGTCGATCAGCGCGTCAAGGCCAAGCTCAAGGTGCTTATTCTTAATGTTATTAGTCATTTTATCTTGTAACGTGGCATACGTCGCAAACGTCTGATAAGCCATTTCTGAGGTCATATACGCACTCAAGTCAACCACTGGGGCTGTTTGTGCCTGCTTGTTTTCCAAGGCTTCCACGCGCTTTTCTAGCGGTCCTAAATCGAGCGTTTGAACCGTCGGAGCTGGTTTATTTTCCAAGGCTTGAACCGATAGGGCCAACGATTGTAATCGACTTTCTAACGGCCCCAGATCGACCGTTGTAACTTGTGGCCGTGCTTCGAGTGCTTCGATCCGTGCGACTAGTGGGCTGTCATTATACGCTTGTAAAGTGTGTCCAGCAAGATAGTTTGCGATCTCATCGCGCAAGCTGATCTTACCAAGCTCGACCACTTCTGTCGGCTGGTATTCCTCCGCTGACTGAACCACATCAACTCGGACGCTCTGGTCACTTGGGAATACGTACCCGGCACAATCAACCTCGACAAGATAGCTCTCGACTGGCAAGACTTTGGGAATCTTAAACGATACCTTCGAGCCTTGGACAGTAGCGCTAAACGTCGCTTTGCCTTTTTTACTTACAAAATGGATTGTAGCCTCTTGCCCGTCAAGGTCAATCGGAACCCAGTTTTCGTCATATAATGCAAAGCCAAAAAGGGAGGCTGAGTCGCCCTGCTTGACGACTCGACCGCCCTCAAACTGCTTTAAGTTTGTACAGTTTGAGCGATTCATTCAATCACCCCTTTACTCGTAATAATTTACTAAATCGTCTTTGTCCCAGCACGACAGCCAAACCGGGCCGAATTGCCCAAATTCAAACAAACGCCAGTAGTAACCGCCATAGTAACCGCCCTTGCCCGTGTCTGTGATATGAACTTCGTCAAGTTCAAAGCTGAAATACATTCCAGATTTGAAGTCTCGGTCTGCTCCGTCTGGCAAGTTATTGCCGTTCTCATCGACCCAGTTCACCAGCGAAACAGGAATACCGTTTTCGGTCCAGTCAAAGCCAACGGGCGCGAGATAATCGCACTTGATTTGATAGATACCGTTGACATACTTGACCTCATTCGCTTGGTAAAAGGCCTTGTCTTTCGGTTGTACTGCCGTGTTCGCTTGATTGTTGGTCTGTGGTGCTGTGTCAGCGTATCGCCAAACCTCGATATAGTTCGGTTTATTCCAGGCATAATAATCATTCCAAGGATAGGTGTTAATAGCCTGACCTGTAGCGCCCTGTGTTGAATAGTCGCAAGAAATGAAGTATGTATCATCGATCATCGCTCCGACGTGGCCACCAGCACCGCCAGAGGTTGACATATCGGCGCCCCAGCTCATCAAGATGATATCGGCCGGTTGTGCGTCCCAGTCTTGATTGATACTTACACGATAAAAGCCGTTGTTTGCGAGCTGTTGTCCAAGGGTTACCGTTGACGGCAAGCCGATGATATTGATTCCAGCTTCTTTTAGCACTTGCGACATGATACCGGAACAGTCCCCGGTCCCGTCAGAACCGTTACGGCTTCCGAACATTGAATAGGTAATCAGCCCACGACGGCTAGTAAAACCGTTAACGATAGATTGTTGTACACTCATTTTCTATCTCCTATTTCTTCCATTCATCATTAGCGCGTTTAACGGCTGCTTCGATAAAGGTATTTAGTTCTTGACTCGTCAAGTGAATATTTTGAGATTCAAGACCCTCGATCAAGCTCGTTTTAGCGTGCTCTAGCTTATCCTTGCCGTGAATATCCAATTTGTCAGCAACCTGCTCTGTAGCGTTGACTGCGTTTTTTGCCAAGATCTCCACGATCTCGATCGCTTTTTTGCCACCACGCATTAACAAGTATTTCTTGATTGCTTGTACCACGATACCTGTTAAAACTACTAAAATGCTCATTGCTGACGTTGTGATAATGTTCGTAATTTGATCCATGTTATTTGTCCTCTTTTATTTCTAATTCCAGAAAGCGCTCGAATAGCACTTTGATAGCTCCGTTCCCGCCTAATTCGACGTAACTCTCGTATAATTTCGATAGCTCCTCGATCTCGTGCTGGTTTGTGTGTCCACGCTTGAGCGCGTTCTTCAAATTTTCCTGCAGTCGAAAACGTTGAAGCCGTTGCAAACCTTTCCCGATCATCGTCAAATTCCGTTGGTTATCTTTACCGATTTCTTCCACGGTTGATACTGACTTCTCGAGGGTATCGATTTTATTTGATAACCCCTCAAGACGTTTGTCAGCTTCTTTAGTGGTTTTGGTACTCTTAAAAGAGAAATAACTTGGAATGATCACGACTAATACGGGTGTTAGCTTGTCTACTAATGCCAATAGGTCCAATTAAACCACCCCCTATCAATCCACTTGCTTACTGGACGGGTTGGGTTTCAAGCTCTCCCGCTGGTTGAGGGGCGTTCGCTTTTGGTTCGTCCGGTTTTGGTTCGGTCCATTTCCAGATACCGATCTTGCCGTTTTGGTGCAATGATTCGAGCTGGTCAAGTGTTTCGCCGTTATAGGTAAATGGTTCTGTCACTTGGACCATCACGCGCTTGCCTTCGCTGAATTTTTCAACGTGGTTAGGGTCCTCAAGTGCAAAGATCGCTTTTGCTGGATATGTTGTGCCAACTTTCCCAAGGTCCACTAACTCAAGGCCACGCTTGAATACTGTAGGATCAAGTGGATTGTCTACGTCGGTCACACGAGCGAGTACGCTCCATTCTGCCACGTCTTTTACCTTTTGGATCTCTTCGTCTTTCTTGGCAAGTTTAGCCTCGTATTCTTGAGCCTGTACGTGCAAGTCTTCTTGTAATTTCTTCACACCCTCGGCCGGGTTCAATTCGGTCACGACTTGACCAAGTACGGCCTGGATCAGCACTTCATCTGATTCGCTGGTACGATCACCAATCAAAACGCGTTCAAAAGCTGTGTAAGGGTTAGCTGACCGGATTGATACAAATGTACGTCCTTCCTCTTGTAGATACTTGTTAATGATTTTAAATTCCATGTGTTTAGTCCTTTTGTTCTTCTAATTTTTGAGCTGTTTCATCGAACAACTCTTTGAGTGCTTGATCGCTATCTAAAACGTCGTTAAACTTAGCTAGTAGCTCGTTTACGCGCTTGTTTTCTTCGTTTGCTTCCTCGTATAAGACCGTATATTTTGTAGCCTCAACGATAGCATTTGCGAGATTTTGCGAGATCTCATTTATAATTTTATTTACTGTGTCCATGTTAACTCCACCCCCATTTGTTGGTGTCATTCCAGCCGGGAGTCCCTTCATTATTTTGTGCGCGGAACCTGTATAACTGAGCAATATTATCCCCGATTTGCCAAAGAATCTGGCGTAAACTTGCGTTTCCTCCGCCAGCTTTTTCAAACAAAAAGTCTCCGGCATAAATTCGCGAATTTCTCTTGTTTGTTATTGAGAATAACGACGTGTCCGAATAAGTCGTTTTCATAAGCCACCCATTGCGGTTTTGAAAAGGAGAATCACACAAAACAATTTCATCTCCAACAACGTCGACCGAGTCTGCGTAGCCTTCGGCATTTGATCCATTCCAGATTCGAATACCAGCGAAGCCACCAGAATTTCCATCTTCAGACCGGCCGTCTCCGTATCGGTTCGATCCCAGAATCGTCATTCCGACTGGTTGTGAGCGACCTTGTACCCAACCTTTGCTAAATTTAAGAAATTGAGTTGGAAAACTAGCTCCCGAACCTATTCTTTTTATGACTGCCTCGTCAGATGTTGACTCTAACGCGCTATTGTCAAGGTCAAATTTTAACCTTCCATTCTTTGAGGCTAAAACACCACCGCGAATAATATTAGCTGTAAGCCCATCTGATACGATGTTCTTTGCCGATACGTTGATAAGTCTTGCTATGTTTGCGTCAATCTCTCCAATATGGGCCGTTCCGATCTGACCATACCCAATCATCGACTTTTTTATAACCCCGTCTTTGACGTAGGTTTTCTCACCAATCGCGATGAGTGCTTCATTCAGCTTGATTGATCCGTCTTTGTTGAGGTTGAGCTGGCCCAACACGTCGCCAGCGCTGTTGAGGTTCTTAACCGACCAAGAGTCAGCAAGCAGTGTGACTTGAGTCCGTACTGATTCAATCGGCTCCACGCTGTCGTCCGGGCTCGGCTGCCATAAGCGATCTGCTGAACCTTCGTAAAAGTCCAGTTCTGTCATAAATAGACCAGACCAGCCGTTAGTATTCCCTTGATAATTAAATAACAGATAACCTTCATCAAATGCCCCTGTGTTAAAGCTAAATGACTTCTTGACGGCTCTGTCTGAGTTAAATGCAGGAGAACCAGTCTTGTCAAAGATTATTTGCATTTCGTCGAAGTCATTCGTCGATCCTTTTCTACGCTTACAGAATGCAATTTTAAAGCGTGCTGTGTTAGCATCAAAAGCTATCAAATTAAGCATATAATTTGTATTTTGTTTGATGATAAATCGCGGACTGTGGACAAATGCTCCTGGTCTTAGAGAAAACATTCGCTTCTGACCGTTTAGGTAAAAATGGTGAGCTGTGAACGTCAACCGTCCATTAGCTTCAGTCCAATATTTCAAGCCATCATCAGCGCGGGAATTTCGGAGCATATTCGGCCCACCACTCGTCGAATACTTCCCGACCTCTGTCTGGAATATCTCGCTCGACATGACAAGCCGTGAGAGCTTGTCCGGGGCTTCGGTTTCCGATTTACCAAGAATACGCTCATAAATTTTGTTCGACTCTGTGAGTTTGTTGAATTCGAGCGTTTGAGTTGCAATCTGCTTAGATAGACCAATTAAATTTTGACCCATGTCATTTTGCACACGGTCAATGCTTTCAAATTCGCCTCTGGTTGCGAACTGCTTGGACACTTTGGACACAATCTTACTATAAATCGTGTCACCGTCAACGCTCTTTACACCTTCCGTGACTTTGTTTTGCAAGTCCGGGCTGTTCAAGATCTGTTGTTTGATCTGATCAGATAGCTTGCTAGTGTCTGGTAACGTGCCGGCTTTCTTGAGGGCTTCGTTTGCTGTTGCATTTGCTTGCTCGATTGCCTTATTTGTAGCCTTCTGAGCGTCTGAGATCAACGTCTCAATTTTTTTCGTGTCAACTTTGAGGATTTTCGGGAGCCATTCCGTCCCGCTCCAATAATAGAGCTCTGTTTCTTCGCCCACGGTCAAGTACAAGAGATCGCCTTCATGAAGCGTCCCTCTTGGCTCGTCCTTGGGCTTCGTTGCCCCGTAATAGTTGGTATTCTTGCCGTTCGCGGACACAAGCGCCCGAGTGGCTATCTCGAGAGCTCCTTCAGCGTATTCTTTCGACTCGGCCACGCTTCGCATGATCGAGCCTTCTGACGTGATCGCTTTCTGGACGGTCCCAATATCGTTACACGTTACCTTGTGGGACAATAGCCGACCCGTCACGTCGTAAGAGCTCTCGTAAGACACGATACGGATCTTCTCGCGAAAACCGATCGTCTCGTTAATAGCCATGATATAGTCACCAGCACGGGGCCGTGTGTACTCATATCCGGCTTGCGTGAGATCTTCCATGTCAAGCTGGACTGAGATCGAATAGGATTCGTCAACTTCTTTCTTTAGTCGTTCTAAGAGCTTACCAGTATTTTTATAGCGTTCATCTGTTACGGGTTCACCCTCGATTCGGCCATAGATCCGAGCAAGTGGACTCTCATATTCGGAAGTATATCGGCCCGCTTCGTGGTTTTCTTCATCTTTCCACGCCCCCAGACCTTTTTTGTAAGTGATAAAGCCACCGATATTTTTTTCGATCGTGAGCTCGTTCATGTTGAAATTTTTCCGGACGACTGTCGAAAGATCGGTCCCGACTTTCTTCAAAATTCGAACGACTTTTCCAGTTACCGAAAATTCAAGGCCCGCTGCTTTGATAATGTCTTTAAACATTTTCAAGCGGCTCGCGTTACCGAAATTCTCTTTTCGAATTGATCCTGCTTGTGCCTCGATCACATACCGATACCCGCTATCTTTAAATATCGCCTCGATATACACTTCAAAACGATTTGAACCGTTAAACTCTTTATAACAGTTCGAGTGCTCGAAATCGTAAAAGAACTGGTGGACCGCGTCAAACGATAGCGAAATGTTTTTGCCTTCGTCTTTTGGCTTCGCGTAAATGATCTTATAGAGCTCGCCGTCGAAGGTAAAGCTCCACCCACGATCTAAACGCGAAAGGACCTGCGTATTAGATACAATCGTTCCCGAAATCGATCGCTCGCCATTTACAGCGTTTTTAGTTTTCATCTCGACTTGGGCTCCGTATCCGTTGCCTTTCTCGTCGTAAAAAGTAATCAATGATCCACCTCCTCTCTAGCGATATAGCTCTTTGAAACCGAGGATCTTGACAGTCCCCTTGAAATTTGTAAACCAATTGACTGACCGGTTAGGCTTTGGCCTAATAACGAAATATTCATAATTCGTCCGGTTGTTGACGTTTAGATCTTGCGTGGTCGGTCCTTGATAGATCGCTGTCTCAACCCCTTTTAAAAGGAGCTTTTGCCCAGATCTCAAAGGCGTTTCAGTGTGTTGGTAAGTAAACCGACGGCCGTCAATTTCGACAAAAAAGCTGGTATTATCAGCGTTTGCGGTCAATTCCACGACAAACGGGACTTCTAACTGGCTAAGTGGAGCCGTGCCGTTGTATGGAAAGCTGTTCGCCGTGAGCACTAGATCCCTCGGAATCGTCTCTCCATACGGAAGTGTAGCCGTCACGAACGAAAACGAAACATTGTACTTGATCCCAGCTTCAGAATTGCCGATAAAATCAAACTCGATTTGACCATCGCCCACAACGTTATAACGATATTTCCAATTAGCATGTGGCAACTGGGCAAGATTAAGGTCTCCCGTCGTTTGCCCCGGCGTCTGGAAGTCGTAAATATTATTTACGTTTTGGTACAATTTCGTGATATAAAAGCTATCATCACCCAAGACCCAGCGAGTCAATTCATCTTTTAAATTTAAAAAGTGCTCCATTGACCCCGCTGAAAGTCTTGCTGTGACTGAGATTTTCTTTTCGGTATAAGTCAAGCCGTCGAAAATATAACCATTGCGCCCCTTTACGGTACGCCTTGATAATTCCACGGCCGGGGACGAATCATCGACCGTGATATTGTAAAGACCAAGACCAGATAATTTCTGGCTTTGGCCGTCCTTTTCAATTAATAAGTCCATCGTTCCCCCTTTACGCGAAATAAGCGTCTAGCGCCTTTTCTCGCGCGTCTTTCTCCTTGATTGTGGTATAGATCTTGTCTCCCACAATCTCGTTATGTACTTCAAATTTTTGGTTCGCAAGTTGCGAGTTCTTGACTTCGTCGCTCAAGTCCTCAAGAGACGAACGAACACCCGAGCTTGTCACGCTCGCGCTTGTGGTCAATACGCTATTAGTCTGATAGTCTTGATCTGTGATCGCTTGGGCGTACTGACGAGCCATATCATTGATATCTGATACCCAGTCACGCATACCAAGAAACATACCTTCACCCGTGAAGCTACCGATCTTTTTCGTAACGCGGGACGGCGAATGAATATCAAGCGCTGAACGCATAATATTAGCGATATTTGAAGCAATACTATAAGCGAGATCATAGAGCGAACCAGCCATCGAAGCAAGTCCATTATATAGACCAATGCCCGCGTTAAATCCGACCATTTGAAGCATTGCCGGAAGCAAGCCAAACGAAGCCGAAATCTGAGCACAAGCCGAACTAGCAAGAGATACCGCTTGAGTCATGCTTGATTGCATGGTACTAGTAAATGCTTGCATACCGCTTTTAGCGCTATTTGTTACGTTTTGGAACGTTGACTTAAACGCGCTTTCCAACTGCTTACCAGCCGAAGAGCTCACTTGTGAGATCTTATTGAGGCCGGCTTGGACTGCTTGAGCTGTCGCGTTCATCGCGCTTGTGACAGTCTTTTGCATATTTTGATAATTCGTCGTGATAGCTTGTGACATTTTAGAGCTTGATTGCTCCGCTTGTTGGGCCATCTTACCAAAATCTGTCTGAGCACTAATAGCCATCGCATTTGTAGCGCTCGTTGCTCCCGTTTGCATTTGTTGGAAGTTGCTTACAACATTCGCGCTTGCTTGTTGCGCGTTAGTGGTTGCAGCCGCATTGACTCCCGTCGTGCTCGCGTTCGCATTATTAAAGAGTTGATTCAGCTCGTTACTTGCGTTCGCGTTCAACTGGCCGATGTTGCTCGTTACGCCTGTATTCATCTGTCCAGTTTGAGCAAGTGCGTTTGCGTTCATCTGATTAAATGACGCGTCCGCATTTGCAGCAAGCTGTTGCATATTCATAGTCCCGTCAGCGTTTAACTGACCGAAATTCGTTGAGGCGGTTTGTTGCAACTGAGTGGTGCTGTCCATCGCGTTTGTGGCCATTTGGGACATGTTAGCCGTGACGCCAAGACTCATATTTGACGTTGACGCGATCGTGTTTGTGCTCATCTGATCGTAAGAAGTCGATACATTGGTACTAGCGGTTGAAGCGTCGGTACTTAATTGTGTTGTTGTTTCCGAGCTCTTCGTCTTAATATGTTCCGCTGTGTTATTGATCGATTCTTCGGTTTTCTTCCCGCCTTCGTCTGACTTACCTGTGATCCAGTCCCAGATACCACCAAAGAAGTTACCGATAGCGTCCGCGACGGCTTTCAAGGCCTCTGGTACGAAATTAAGTAAGGCTTCGCCGAACCCCTTAATAATCTCCCAAGCGGCTGTAACGATATTTGGCAAGCCCTTAATGATCGCAAGTGCGAGCTGTACGACCAACTGAGCCCCTGCCATAATTAGTTGTGGCAAGGCTTGAGCAAGCCCACGAATCATCTGACCGATGATCTGAACTGCGCTTTGTACGATCTGTGGCAACGAACTAATGATCCCTTGAACGAGGCTTACGATTAATTGAATACCGCCTTGTAAGATCGTTGGCAAGTTCGACAAGATCGTTTGCATAAAGCCGATAATGACTTGTGTCCCCATCTCAATGATCGCTGGTAAGGCTTGAACAATACCGTTTACGACATTCATCAAGATTTGAATCCCTTGTTCGAGGATTTGTGGGAATTGTGATTGTAAATTCGACACGAAGTTAGTTACAATCTGTTGTGCGGTCGTAAGGATCTGTGGCAAGTTTTGCAAGATCCCTTGTGTAATGCTGAGAAGCAACTGCATACCGATTGATAGCAACTGTGGTAATGCTGAAAGTAAGCTATCGACCAAGGTCCCGATAACAGTCACCGCGGACGAGATCAAAGAGCTTGCATTTTGGCCCACACCTTGAACAAGGCTACCGATTAACTGGATACCAGCGTCAACGATCACCGGAAACATTGTCGCGAATCCTTGTGCGAGTTTGGCCACTAGATCAGCACCAGAAGCAATCAAGCTCGGTAATTGACTAGTAATGCTATTTACAAGGTTTTGAATAATCATCGGCCCTTTAGTCGTTACTGTGGTAATCAACTGATCGATCTGTTTCCCAAATTGTTGGTTAATCAGACCAAGACCAGCGAGGACTAGGCCAAGAATAGCGGCTGGGCCGATTGACGCGAGGGCAATTCCCATAACGGAAGCGATCCCAGTCGTCATCATTCCAAGGACTGATAGACCTTGCGAAGCCGCTCCACCAAGTGCGCCCGGAATACCTCCAATCTTACCAACGAAGCTCGAAATAAATCCGCCGGCCGTGCTAAATGCACTTGAGGCGACCGATCCGAGGGCCATTGTTTTACTTGCGACCGTGCCCATAACGCCCGTAAGAGAAGTTAAACCGCGAACCGCTGGGCCAAAGGCAAACGCACCAATAAGACCAGTTACAGCCGGTTTAAGGGCCTCCATGGTCCCTTTAAACTTGCTCGCTTGCTCGTCGCTCATTTTAGTTCCGTTAAGGAATTGATTCAATGCCGGATTTAATGAGTTTAGAGCATCGAGAAAATTCTGCAAACCTTTAGAATTTGAAATTTTATCGACTAGCTTATCAATCCATTTTACGAGCGTCGTCAATACTGGTAAGACTGCCGTCCCTATTGTGATCTGAAGTGTTTCCCAAGAACCACTTAAAGCCTCAACAGCCCCTTTTAAGTTGTTCAGCTTTTCAGCCGCTACTTGAGCCGCGCTTACTTTGTCGATGGCGGCTTGCATATTGTTAGCGCCGTCTGCCCCTTCGTTCATCGCGATAGTAGCGGCCCGCACCGCGTCGGTACCGAACATAGTCTTCAAGGCCATTTGTTTTTCTGCGTCAGTCAATCCGCCCAAGTGTTCTTTCAAGACTTGAGAAATTTCAGCGAATGACTTGATTTTACCTTCGGCCGTGAAGAATTTGTTCGCGCCGTCCTCGGTCACGATTCCGAGATCCATCATCATATTTCGCTGTGCTTTGGTTTGCGGTTGCAGATTCATAAGCATAGTTTTAAGTGATGTACCGGCGTCTGATCCCTTGAGTCCGTTTTGAGCGAATACTGCGAGGGCGTTCGTGGTATCGCGGAACGATAGACCAAGCCCAGACGCGACCGGAGCGACCATTGAGAGACCATATTTCAGCTCATGGACGTCTGTCGCTGACGCGTTAGCAGCTCCCGCAAGTTGGTTTGCTGCCTGTGTGGCTGTCATACCGTCACGCTTGAACGCGTTTAAGGCTGTCGATGTAATTTCAGCGGCTTCTTTCAGATCGAGCTCGCCCGCTGTGGCCAAGTTTAGGGACGCTGTAAGTCCACCGTTGAGAATATCCTTCGTTGAAACCCCAGCTTTTGCGAGCTCGCCAATTGCGTCAGCGGCGTCCGCTGCGCTGAAGGCTGTATCTGCTCCGGCTTTGATAGCGGCGTCGTTGAATTTCTTCATCGTTTCCGCGCTCTCACCCGTCACGGCCTTAATGTTACTCATTTTGGCTTCAAATTCAGCAGCCTTTGAAACAGTACTCTTGATCGCTTGTTTACCAAGGTCAAAGAGTTTATAAGCGGCTGCCACGCCTAAAACCTGCTTGAGCAAGTTTGTTGACGCGCTGGCCGCTCTGTCCGTATGACTCACGATCCCAGTTAATGCACTAACGGCCTTTTGGCCCGTCGTGTGAAAGGCGTTTCCGAGCTTACCGCTTACGTTGCTCGCGAGATTATTGACGGAAGAAAGGATTCGACCGCCAAACGAATTTCGAACCCGTTCCGCGAAGCTGTTAGCCTTGCTGGTTAAGTTGGAAAACATACTAGACCACGACGAATTAATCGGATTCAAGACTTTTTGGCCAAGTGCGCTCGTAATATTCCCAGCCGTTGACTGGATCCGAGCTTCGAGCCGTGCCATAGAGTCCCCAATCGCACCAAAGGCCGTCTTATACGATCCGGACATATTGTTTGCCGAATTAGTAAATACCGAGCCGATAGCGTGGACTTTGGAGCTGATACGGCTTGCCATCGAGTCGACGCTGTTTGCCATTTCAGCAAACGCGCTCTTTGGCGATTTAATCGCGCTTGAAATATCAAAATCAAACGCTTTTTTGATCTTCGAGTTAATGCTGGACCCGAGGGAAGCAACGTCATTTTTCATCGCGCCTAAAACTGATTTAATATCAGCCGAAACGCGAGTAAATGCTTTCCGTATGGGGTCAGGTAATTTTGCGCCGATGTTAGAAGAGATACGCTGTAGCTCTCCGAGGGCGATTTTAAATCCGCCGGTCAAACCTTGGCCGATCTTGGATCCGATATTCTGGTTACTGTTTGCGAGCCGGTTCATAAGCTGACCGACTTCACGAATCATCTGATTAGCGCTTTTTGACGCCTCTTGCGCCGCGTTTTGAAATGCTTTACGCGTCGAATTCACGACGTCGCTCATTGCTTTTTCATAGCCGGTTAAATCCGCGCCGATAATCGCTTCTATTGATCCGTCAAACGCCATCGCCCCACCTCCTATCTATCTATTTCTGAAATGTTCATTAAGACGCTCGATCTTCTCGAGCATACCTTGAGAGCTTTCGCGCTCTTCGCGTTGTCTAAATAGACGACGCACTTTCTCGCGATCCTTTTTCTTGCTCAACTTGCCAAAGTCCGCTTTTTTAGCGTTCAACGTATAGCGAAGATTAAAAGCAAGCTCGACGAGATTTTCCCGTTCTTCGATTGCTCGATAATAAAGGCCCTCGCGAATTGCGTCGAGCTCGTTTTTTGTACAAGAAAATATAATATTCGGATCAGTCAGACCCAAACGCGCACATTCGATTAAGAGATTGCGCTTCTCAAGCGCCCAATTTGCGCTTCCGTCTGCTCGATCTGAAGCTCCGCTTGTGCCTTGTCCTCGGCTGTTTCTGCTTTTGCTTTGAGATACTTCAATCCCAGCTCGAGATTTTCTAAGTATTTCGAAACTTTCTCTTTGAAAAAACCAGAATCGACCATCTCTTCCTCAAGTGCTTCAAAAAGTGGCTCTGTGCTTTCTGCTCCGAGATCTTCCATTTTGTCCGCGATCGCTTTGATCGCTTCTTCATCGCTTACGGCTTTCGCTTTTTTGCTCGCGCATAGCTTGATAAGATCCACAAGAGCCGAATCGTTACGATCCACGACACGAAGGAATAGAGCACCGACCCCATCTTCGTTGCGTGTTCCGTCTGGGCCTTGAGATCCCAAGTCACGATTGACCTTGTACATAGTCATATAGTCAAATTTGATCTCGATTGAACGGCTTCCGACTGTAAATTCCATTGAATAACTCCTTTTTTGTCAAAAAAATAAAAGCAAAAGGGCATTTGAAGCCCCTTTGCTTGAAAAATTAGCGTATGATATTGTTATAATCGCCTGTTGTTTCGCCCGGGTTTTGGTACTCGTAAACGTCGTTTAACATTGCGATTTCGTCCGCTGAAAGTGGGAACTTACCATCGCGCAAGCGTCCAACGATACCGACTGTATAGTTAAGCTCGACGAATCCATCGACCGCGTCAGTAAATTCGATATCGTCCGTGATTTTACCATATCCGAATTGTGCTGGATAAGTGTCTTTTCCGGTTGAAGTCTCTTTGACTGATTCGTCGACGATAACGCGCCAGATCTTAACAGATTCCCCTGTTTTTTGTGCGTTAAGAATAACTTCGACTGACGGATCTTTAGGCGCAAAATATTGAGTCAACTCGATAGAGTGCTCATCGGTTGCTTTCTCAAGCAAGCGCCCTTGTTGTGTTTGTTCGTCAATGTATTCGCCACCCATGGTTGTCGTACCGTCTGTACGATAGGCTGGAAGCATTGCTCCGTTGCCCTTTTCAGCGTGGATCGATTGAATGAAATAAAATACTTTTTTACCTACGACCGGTTTCGCGATCGTAATTTTGATTTTTGCTTTATCTTCAGCTTCACTCATTTATTAATTTCTCCTTTTAAAAGATTGTATCTGTTAATGCAATGACAATATGATAGACTTCCCGGCCTACCGTATCGTCTAAGAGTACGCTCGCGTTTACATTGCGATTGTGGCCGATCCTGCGAAGGGCCTCTGATTTGATCTTCTCGACCCCGGCCCGGCTTTCCGTGCCCGGTAAGAAGATATCAATTTGTACACTCATATCCTCGATTATAAGCCCCGTTTGAGCTGTTTTAGACGTGTCTGAACTAGATTGCCCAATCACCAAAAACGGCTCGAGTGTGTCTTGTTTTGGTAGCTTAAATTTGATCGGAATATTGAGTGGTTTTAACTTTTCGCGTAAATCTGCGAGCATTTTGACTGAAGGCGTTTCGTTTGCCATGAATCACCTCCTAAACATTTTACGAAGGTTTTTAAATAATACTTCGCTTTCTTCCTTGACGGCTGGACCAAGAAACGGCTGTGCCTTCATCTTCCGAGTCCCAAGCTCCACATAGACCGAATAACCCGCGGGAGACGTTACTTTGTACCGTAACATACCCATTCGAGCGACAAAGATCCCATTTCGCATGAAGCCGGTATCGACTGCCGCTTTCATTTTGGCTTTTCGTTCCACACGCAAGGCCGATCGTTGTAATTCTACCGATACAGCCCGACGCGCTTCCCGTGGCTTGTTTTGGACCTTCCGAATGAACTTGTCCAAGCCTTTTACTGTATACGAAAAACTCATAGGTAGATCACCGTGCTATTATGATGATATCGTTTACCCTTGATCTTGAGCTTGTGGCCATTGTAAATCACTTCCGAGAATCCGTCATACTTGCCCTGTAAGTGCAATTTGAAAGAATCAAAGTCATACTTGCCAAACAAGCCCATCATCTCGTAATTAGACAATGAATTTCGCATACAAGGGACCGGAAAACTCTTCTTTGTTTCCGTGCTCTCGAGCAATTCATCTTCCGGCTCTTCCTCAAAGATCAAAGTCACGCGTTCGTTATAGATCATACACGCGCCCCCTTTAAATGAATCGAGCGATTCCGCGGGCTCTGTGCTTGATCGCAAGGCCTTGTAATACGGCCTTGTGTTCATCTGTTAGATAGCTAGACTCCCAAGTAAAGCTCCGGCCTTCTTCGCTGTCCGCTGTCGCGCCTTCTGAGTTTAGTCGATTAAAGCGACTGACAGCCACGTCTCGAAGGATATAAGCCACGCTCTCGGGTAATTCCTCGAGTGCTGTTTCTGAGAACTGGTTGACGTAAGCGATCATACGCTCGAAGCTATCCCGTACAATAAGGGCCAAAAGATCGTCTTGTTCTTGGTCAGCTTTGGGAATACCCTTTAAAAGTCGAAGCTCTTCCGTTACTTGATCGATATTGATTGCTGCCATCGCTTAACCTCCTAAAACTAGGCTGCTACTGCTGACGTTGGCGCTTGGATTGTAGCCTCTACCACACCGTCCGGAATTTCAGCAAAGAGAACGTTAGCACCAAAGAATACTGACTCGAAAGTCAAGTTATTCAAGTGACGATCACGCGCCACACCAATCAAACCTGTTTCATCTGTGAAGTCCGCAAACAATCCGCCAAGATCACCACCAGAAACGTTTAGGTAAGCGAAAACAAGGTTTTCAACCGCTGTTGTATAAATCTTACCTTGTGGGCAAGAAGGCATAACGATGACGTTTTGCATACCCAAGAAGTTTTGAAGGAGTGTGAATCCAAACACATTTGAAGCGTCGGACGCAACGGCTGTCGTTCCAAGGTATTCAGCCACGTCAAGCGGATTTACGAAAGAAACAAGCGGAGAGCCTTCGAACTCGTTGAAAGTGGTCAATTTGCCCCAGCTATTCGCAAGCGCTTGTTGAAGTCCTTTACCTGTTACTTTTGTTTTTGTCTTTTTAAGGTAAGCCAAGAAATCGTCTTTGATTCCGTTTTGAATTTCGCGGAGTAAGCGTGTATCTGCCTCTGTGATAGCGCGTGACGCACCATGACGTGCGATCGCTTCCGCTGATACTGCACGACGTTTCTTGAACCATTCTACTGTGTATTCTTGGTCCTTCGCGCGTGTCATTTTAGAAAGCGGAATTGTTTCACCTTCGGCCGTTTTAGTAGTGTCAACGTCTGCGGTCCATTTGTAAGTTTGGATCTTTAAGTCGTTAGTCAACTCTTGACGACGTGTTACTCCCAAAAGTCGAAGTAAATCGTTGATATTTTTAGAAAACTTGTTGACAAAATCAATAGACTTAATTTCGCCCAAGTCATTCATAGTTGTTAGTTTTGTTTCAGCCATGTTTTAATAGCCCTTTCTAATTTTTAAATAGTCCGATGTTCGCGGCGATCATCGCTTGACGCTCTTCGTCGTTCTCAATAGCCATGATCTCCGCTTTTGTCATTGATACTGGGCCCGTACCCTTGCGAGGCGCTTTCTGGGTCAAACGTTCATCGACGCGGGCTTCGACTGCCTTATCAAAGATAGCTCGCAACGTGCCGATCTTCTCTTTTGTGGCTTCGGCCGTTTCATCGATCACAAAATCAATGAATTCGCCCGGAAGGCCTTCTTCGCTCAATAGCGTTTGAGTGGCCACGCGCATTTCTTTGATTGCTAGTGCTCGCTCGCGTTCCTCGATCGCTTGGATCCGTTTCGCTTCCTCTTCTTTGGCGCGCTCGTCTTTAGTCAGCTTCGCGAGGCGTTCACCTTCGCTTTTAGCCTTTTCGATTGCTTCGGCTTGTTCAGCTTCCCAGCCGGCCCGTGCTTTGGCAATTTCGGCTGCGATTGCTTTTCCAAATTCGGCGCGTGTAAAGGTACGTTCTGCCTTTTCCTGCTTGGTCTCGACTTGTTCTTCTTGAGTGACGTCTTGCTCAAGAGCTTCAGTCTCAACTGCTTGTGTATTTTCTGACATATTTTTCCTCCGACGGTTACGCCGTCAATCGATTTTCTCGTTTTACGTCCGGCGACGAAACAATGCAGCTTTTAACGTCCTCCGCATAGTCTGGACAATTAAAAATAGCGATCTATTCCCGCTTGTCAAGATACCGGATCACCTCCGATCACTCGTTCTTGTCACCTCGTGACTGTTTAATGCTCTTTATGATACCTTCGATCATTCCAGCGATAACGGCCCAACCTGCCACGACCACGAAGGCGAAGCAGAAAAGGCCTGCTGTGTACGATACCATATCCCAGATATTAATCACTCGTTTCCTCCTCTCCTATCTCTCCCGCGTCCGGCATGATCGTAGACCGGCAATTATAATGAAACGGGGGCATATTAACCCCGACTTGAGCGTCCTCGAGCTTGTACAGCTTATCTTCTTGCGCAATTCTTCGGCAAATTTGAGTTGTCCGATCGTCTAGCACGACCAAGATCCGATAAAACTCGATCCCTGCTTTCTGATATCGCTTAATAGTCGCCCGATTTATGACGGCTGTCGCGTCCGTTCGGACTAGCGTTTCAGCTCTGGACCGTGCCACGTTGAACTCTTTTCGGATCTCGCGGGCCATCTCTTGCGGTCCATCTCCACGGATAAAACCTTGCTTAAATACTTCTTTTAGCTTTTGCGCTAGGTTGTCGGTATTGCCCCAAAGTTGCTCGGAATAATTTCGACCGTTGAACGGCGTCTTGATAATCTCTTCAAAGGCTGGACGATTGACCGCGCCTGTACGGCCTCCGAGAGCCTTCCTGTACGCGTATTCCGCAACGCTGGATAAATACCTCTCGAAGCTCTTATGAAGCGCTCCTGTGAGCACTCCGAGCCTGTGGATAGCTTCCAACTGCAAAGCCTCGATTCTGATCGCTCGAGCTGACGCGTATTGTTGGTTCAATCGTTTCAGCAACTCCGGATCCTTTTCGGCCTGCTCACGGTATAGCGTCGCATTATCCACATAGTCGCTCAGATCCTCACCTCGAAGGCGCTTCGTTGCGTCTTGGTAAGTGAGTGCGTGATCTTCAGCGTACTTTGTGTAAAAGTCAAACAACGACTTTTGTAACCTTACTGCCTCGTTGCGGTAAGTTTTTTCTAATTCAGCGAAGAAGTCTATATCTTTTCTATCAACGTATTCGAATATCTCACGGGCGCGTGCTTCCCAGTATTCCTCATGGTTGTTTAGCTTCAGTTTCTTCATCTGTCGCTACCTCGCCGGCTTGTGGCTCGATTCGTGGGAGCATTTCAAGCGCTTTTTCCGTCTCTTCTTTCATACGTTTTAGCTCAGCCTCAGCATTTACGCCCGTTACTTGCTCGAGCATTTCGAAGATCGTTTGCTCGCTGACAACGCCGTATAAGTTCTTCGCCATCGCCACAATCTCAGCGTCATTCTGTGGAATGTTTGGCGTAAAGACAACGTTTGTCTCGTTGATAAGGTTGTAATTGTCTGAGTCGTTGCCCTTGATTTTCCAGATATTGACTGCTAGGCGCAAACGACGCATAAGGCCTTTTTCAAAAAGTAACTCTTGCTTGCCTCGATAGTTGTCGGAAGCCATAAGTTTATATTTCATAGCTTCGCCCGATTGTGTCCCTGCGAAGTTGCTATCTGTGGTATCTGGCGTAAACGTAAAGCGTAAAATATCATTTACTAGCCGTTTCTTGTACGCTTCCGCTCCGTCCGTGTCGTATGATTTGACAAGATAATTCGCATTTGGACTTGATCCACCCGGGATCGGGTTGTCATCAAGGATCAAGATCTTCGCTTTTTTAAATGCTTGAGACACCGCAAGCCGTCCGTTCGGATTGATCCGACCGTCTTCCATAAAGTCCTTATCTTCGACTCCTGTAAATGGATTCCCCGAGATCACCAAAAGAGCCTCGTTGCTGTCTTGTTGGAAGTTTGCAAGCTCTGACTGTGACAAGTCGTAAGCGTCGATAGAGTCAAGCACGGCTTCGAACGCCCCTGTACGGTCCGTGTTGTTGCTAAACTCGTTTACTGGAACGCCATTGAAGAAATGTTCGCTCGTATCTTTGAGATGAAGCGTATCTGTCTCTTGGTTATCGTCCACATACTCGTAAATAGCGTTGCTGGTATAGACCTTAACAAAATCGCGTTTGTGTCCATTTCCGTAGCTGATAGAGTAATAGTTAACCGCCATCAATGAACGTTGCTCATAACTATCATCGTAAATGACAAAAGTTTGCTCCGGATCCATACGATAGAGCTTGACCCAGACCGAACCGTCCTCGTCTTGGAACGTGTTCAAAAGTTCATAAGCACGGCCATAGATCGCAAGATCTGTCTTGATCGCGACGTTGTGGTCCTTTTCGTTGTTCTGCTTTGAAAACTGGTCAATCTGTTTCTGAATTTCCGCGTTCTCGTTCTTGTATTCGACCGGATTCCCCAGCATATAGCCTTGTTCAAAGATTGCAATATACTTGGCCCAGTCGCTCGCGATTCGATTATCTGCGCTGTATGGATCGCTCTTGCCCTCGCGGTACTTGATATTGTTATCTGCTAGATAATAGCGCTTGAGCTCTTTCAAGCGGTCCAATTGCTCGGATCTGTGCGTCCCGATGTAATTCTTTAGACGCTCGATCCATTTTTGACCCTCGTATTCGATCGTTTCGAAGTCTTCGGCCGTCATAATGAATTGACGATTCGCGTTTTCGTTGAACCGTCGTCCTTTTAAGAATTTCAATTTCTTTCATTCCTTCCTAGAAATAGTATTGCGCGCTTGTCATACGCTCTTTAACTGTGCTACTTGTATCGTAGACGTGCTGTGAATAGATCGCGTATCTCACCGCGTCTAATACGTCGTCATGCTCTTTTACCGGCTCGCCCGATCGTTCATTCCAGACGTATTGATAGATCTCGTCTTTGAATTTTGCGACCTTATTCGAAACGACAAAAAAGCGACCAGCTTTCATCAGCTTGGCCACTTCCTCAATCCCAGATAATACCGACTTATACGCATTGAAGCACTTGAGCCTTTCACGGTTGAACCGTCCGACGTGTTCGGGCCGTGCGCTGTCAGCCCAGAAGAATATATCGCCATATCTGGCCTTGATATCTTTTGCAACGTCAACCCAGAAGTCGATCTCTTTGTACTGGTGCGCGTGTTCTTCGAGTATATACACGTCTCCGGCCTCTGTTTGTCCAATAACAACGATCGAGCCCCAGTGTTCATAACCCCAGTCAACGCCAGCGTAAATCTTCGCGAAATGCTCGGGCGCTTGCTTGACGTACATTTCCTCTTTGAAGTCACGATAGACCGCACCTTCACCGATCACCCACTTACCATATATCCCACGTTCTGAAAACATACCGGAAGGCGTTGTCGCGATCAAGTTGTCCACGTATCTTTGATTTAAGAACGTGTTATCAAAGATTGTAAAATGATTCGCGATAATCTTTTCATCGTCTGCCTTGTCGATATAATCGACCTTGAGCCAGTGTTTCGGGTGATCCGGGTTGGTATCGCATATAATACGCGCGCCGTATCCCGAGCAACGTTTTAAGATCTCGTCAAAAACCTCTTTATTCGCGAGCGTGGCCTCGTTTACATAGGCCCCGAAGGCTGTCATACCCCGGATCGCTTTAAGGCCCGCTATGGACCCCGTAAACGTCGTAACGACGTATACGCCAAATAAGGTAAAGTTCCCGTGTCGGTCAAACTGAAATTCGTGTCCGTAAGCGTCCGTGATCTCACGCAAGATATTTGTTTGAAGCGTCCCAGACGATACAGCACCTAAAATGTACATGGGCTTTTGAACTCCGACTTTTGCAGCATTTTTCTTGACCCGTTTCAGCTCCATCAAAAAAAGATCATTGTCGAGCTTGGTTTTCCCGGCCCGTACTGCACCGTGGTTTATCATCATGTACCAGTCACGATCAACCGAGCGCCGTAAGATATCAATCTGTTTTTGGCTGTATAGATCACTAAGAGCCATCTTTGACCACTCCTTCCAGCTTGTCGAAATAGTCGGACATGATATCTTCTGAAACGACATTGCCTTCCAAGGCTTGCTCGCGTTTCTTGTTCTCAAGCTGCTGGGCCTTGATTCGTTCTTTCTGCTCTTTCTTGTCGAGATTGTCTTTCGTGCCCTCGTTGCCGTTCATCTTGGCTAAAAGCTCAATCGCTCGTATATCGCCTTTAAGAGCTTTTTGAAGAAGGACTGTCGCGATCGCCGTCTGGTTAGTCGCGCTCAAGCCCTTCTCCTCGAGCGCTTCTTTTAGCTGTGGACTAAAAACGTCCATCTCCAAAATTTGATTGACTTTCTTTTTTAGGTCCGCTTTCTCCCTTCGAGCCTTACCGGAGGCGATACCGCCTTTTCTCCGGATCTTTCTCTGCTCTTCCTCTGTTCGTTCATTAAACGGAATCAAGTTTTCTGTTCCATCTCTGGGCAATTCTTCCCCTCCTTCCTGTTCAAAGAAAAAAGCCACAAGTTTTTATACTCATGACTTCGTTTTATAATCTAAAAGAGGGGCTACCGTTTTGTTTCGGAAACAAAAAACCCCAATTAAGGGGCTAAAAGTAACGTAGAAGCCCGGATTCGAACCGGAATCTCCTCAATCAAGGCGTAATTCCTATATACGACTCTCTACGTTTTCTTGATATGATTATACCACTCTTTTTTGACCCTTTCAACAAGTTTTTTCTCTTTTGGCGTCAAATTAGTTGCCCTCTTTTTGCTTTTCTCAAATTCATCATGATTATAGCCGTGATGGGCATGAGGACTTATCCCTCTATGCACATGATCCAAGTCAATTTGCTTGTTACGCTTATTTTCTTTATCAAAATAGATAATACTTTTAGGTGCGTTTTTATTCTTGTCAATCAGCGCATAAACTCTACCTTTTGTCATTGTTTCCATCGGGGCTTTTTGTGAACCTTGCTCGTTTTGAGTAACAAATTTGATATTCCCTACTTTATGAACGGTTTTATATTCCGTCCCATATAGTTTACCTTTGTTACTTCTTCCGGAGCTTGCACCGCGTCCACCCATAATCTTACCTCTTTTTTATTCGTACTTGTACCAGTCGAAATTTTCTTTTTTCATTTTTTCATACAATCGAGGATTTTGATTTTTTGAATACTCTTTTACAATCGCTTTTACTTCCCCTTTTGTTTTTTTATCTAAATTTTTATAGCCCTTTTTTGTAGCATACTTGGCGATAACAAATTCTTCATTCAGCCCAAACGTCGACCCAAGTCTTGCTTTGTTCTTTTGAAACATTGTCAAAAACCCTTTCGCGCCTCTCGGGATATTCTTTAATTTATACTCTCTATCACCGAATTTTTTGAGCTCGTCTATTCTATTAAACAAAAAATCTTTTGATTGATTTTGTTGTTTTACTTCGCTTTGTACCGCTTCAGCTTTTACGCCTCCGCCTCCCGACTTCTTTCCTTTACCGGAACTAGCTCCTCTTCCGCCCATTCTTCAACCTCTCTGTCGTTTCGTTTTCAAAATAGTTTACTTCGATATCTCCATAATCATATTCAACCGCGCCACCGTACACGATCAATCTTTTCGGTTTTAATAGTTCGATCATGACGTCCATTCCATCGCGCCATAATTCCATTTGATCGCTATTGTTTTTGACTCCGATTGTGCTGATCGCAAGTGTAGCTCCCTCCGGCAACCCGTCAAAGCAAAAAGAAAAGCTGTCCGAATACGCCCACGATACCGTGGGAATAACCGTAAAGCCGTATCTCTGCATAAACTGACCAACTAACCTCGAGCGATACACGTTCCAAACTTGCATAGCTACCGGCATATCGATATATAAGCTAAAGTCTGGCGTTAACACGCAATCAAACTCGCCTAACTTCTCGATATAGTATTCCGGACGTTGCCAGATCCTCTCGAATTGATAATCATCAAGAAAGAAATGTACTCCCGCGCCGTAGTCCGGCTTGTTTAAAACGTAATTAAAGCCTTGCAAGCGTTCCGGGACGTGATCCACCGGTTGAAGCGAGGGCATTTCAAAGCGTCCTTCCGTGGCCTGTGGATCGAATAGATTGAGATTATATTGATTTATTGTTGTCTCTCTGTGAAATTCTTTTTCTTCTTCCTCTTGCTCTTCTACTTCCGAGCTGAAATTTAAAATTTCATCTTCTGGCAAGTCAAAGCCAAAATCTGCCATATCCACGCTAAAGATCCCGTCCAGCTCGTCTCTTAACATTTCGGTATCAAAGCCCGTGTCCATGTTTAGCTTGTTATGGACCAAGATATAAGCCTTTTTCTGATCCTCTGACAAGTGAGACAAGCGAATGACTTCTGCTTCCGTGTACCCAAGCTGCTCGAGTGCTTGTAAGCGTCCGTGTCCCTCGATGATGATATTATTTTCATCAATCGCTATCGGGTCATTATTCCCAAATTCTTGGATCGATTTTTTGATCTTGTCGATCTGCTCCTGTGGGTGCAATTTCGCGTTTCCCTCGTATTCTCTCAGATCGACTATTTTGACTCTTTCGATTTGCATTTAAACCACCAAAAAACCAGCCCCCAGAAAGGAATAGGAGGGCTGGAAAAGAAAAGTATAGAGTATAGAAATGTCTGGCAAGGGGAAGAACTAAAGAACCTTACCATAAGCGGACGGGAGGAATCGAACCTCCGAAACGAAAAATTTTTAAAAAATATAAGGAGATACCCAAAAATGGGAAAAGTTTTTTATGAAAGTAAAAACGTGCTGTACTGTTGGCTTGTCCTGTCGTCCGCAATGAAGATCGTCGTTCCCTTCAATCTTCCGATAATACAATTTTATCACCTTTTTTTGAACACTTTTCCCAAATTTAGGCCCTTTTTAAAAAAATACTTGTATATTTCTTTTCCAACCCCTCAAAAAACGGTTTAATGATGTTCCGATAAACTGAATTTTTCGACATGAATAATTCGAGCGCCACCCCTTCAACATTTTTCGATCGTGTGACATAGAGCGCCTTAATCGCCTCCCAACTCGAGGGAGCACACTCGCTTGTGTATTCTGTGATCGCTTCTGCAAGCGTATAGAGTCGGATCAATTCTGGATCATTTTCTTTGAGAATAACGTTTTTTAGAGCTTCCGGCGTGTTAGACGCTGCCTTACTCTTGATGAACCAGTTTTCATCAAAATTCTGGTACGGGAAGGTGATCTCTTCGATCCGTTCCTTGATCTCCTTATCGAATGGATAGCGTCTGAGCGCGTCTATAAGATAGCCGTATCTAGTTTCAATTCGCAAGCGTCCCTCCTTTCTAGCCACTAATGGGCTTTTACATTTCTTTATCGTAAATATCGAATACGCCCCTTTTCTGACTATTCCGAAATTCGAGCGCTTCTTCTTTGGTCTGAAATTCAAACTCTTCGAATGTTGTCGAATGATTGCAATCCCAACGCGTCAGCTTGTTATATTTTCTCACGATATAGACTTTCACATTATCCCCCTACGCCGTTAATATCGGCAATTTCTTGTAATTGTTGCGCCATACGAGAATTATAATCATTGTTCAATTTATTAATTATCACGTCTTGCATTGTATTTTTTTCTTTCGCTTTTTCCAGCTCGTCCTTTTGAGTCCGGATCGTTTGTTGTAGCTCGCTGTTGCTTGTCTCAAGCACCCGTACTCGTGCGTTAAGGTTGACGCATACAGCGATTAGGACGAAAAGGATAAACGCAAAATTCGCACGTATCAACTTATCATTATTCATCATCTTCCCGTCCCTCTTTCCACATAGCCCAGCCAATCACCGCGAGGCCTCCCAGCCACGCAAGCGATAAGCCTCCGAATATAAGTGTTAATAGATCCATTAATTATCCCCTCCGATTTCTTAACAAAGCCTTTTCGACGTTATACAAGTCAACTGAAGTAGTCTGAATCATACGTGGAATCCGCGCGTCATGCGCTTTAAGACATATCTGGCCTTTCTTAAAGTCCACATAAGCTACTTCGTCAACATCTATACATTCTTCAGTCCAGCCATATCTTGTGAAGGCGTATATAAACACACTATCGCTCATTCCGCTACCTCCTCGACCGTAAAAAGAGGGTTTACGAACACGTTCCCAAAGCCTCCTTTTTGCAGATTTTCTAACGTGTGATACAAGCGAATTAAGAGTACAGTTAGTGTCCTCGTAAATTTTTATCAATTCCTGTTTATTCATTCTTCCACCTCTTCAACTTCTACGAGTGGGCTTTCTAATAGCCACCCGATTCCTTTTAGATTCAACTCGTCGATCGTAAACGACTGTTTGAATTTTAATTTGTAGCGCCTATCGTCCTCGAGCTCGATCATGTATGTTTTCGTTGTTTTGTTGAAACGCTTCGAGTTGCAAAGCAAGCTCCGCAACGATTCGATCTTTCGGCCAGTTTGTTCCGCGATCTCTTCCATCGTGCCAAACGCTAGAAGCGTGTCGTTTTTATAATAAGCAAACGTGCGGACTTTCATTTCAGATCCCAATAATTCCACGTCTGAGACCCCGAAATAATCGCATATAGCCTCGATTCCTGTCCGATCAGGTACGCGATCGCCTCTTAACCAATAATCGATTGTGTTATAGGACCAGCCCAGCTTTCTTGATAGTTGGGCTTTCGTGACTCCTTTTTCGTCCATCAAGCGCCTAAGATTCTTTTTCAAGGCCTCGCGTTGTTTTGGATCATATTTCACGTATTCCATTGTTTGGCCTTCTTCCCCACTCAAAGATTTTTAAGTCATATTTTTTGCCATTGATCGTTATCAATTTACTAGCTCCGAATACGTCTTTTTTATTTTCAATTCGTTTTATGAGTTCGACGCAAATTTCACCAAGAGATAGTTGACTTTCTATTTCGTCGTATCTCTTCTCTTCCATCTTGCCAATAACTTCATAGTACGTCTTCTCTTTCATTGTGCCACTCCTTCCGCTTGCTTTTCTAGCCATTCAAACAAGAGCCCGAATTGCTTCACGACTAATTCGTCGTCATGGTACTTTTTGCAGATCTCAGCGATCGCGTCTACGGTCCAAAACCAATAGCGCTCGGAACCGAATCCGAGGCTTTGCGCGACTTGGTTATTTCTAGCCATAAAGTCCGGGAGCTCGACGCTAAAGAAATGTATATAATTCATCGTCCCACTCCTCTACTCTGACATAGATCCCCACGACCTCAGACCAAAACTTCTCAGCGATCTCGCTTGCGACTTCTGCGTCGTCTTTCCAAAAGCCGAGCTTGGTCATGCAATCTTTGAATAATTTTTGAAGGTTGTCCGTGTCTGGTTTGGTCGTCTTGTACTGGCCGGATCGTTTCCCTTTAATCATCGGGAAGCACCATTTGACCGTGAGCCGAATTGGACCTTTCAATTTGTCTGGCGGTACATGACGCGCAAGCAAACTTTCAAATTTCGCTCGAGCGTTTTTCAATTCCTCGGGCTCGTAAAAAATCGGCTTGCCATTTCTGACATTTACTTTTTTCTGTTGGTGCGTTGTCGTCGGAATTTTTTTCATCGGCAAAAAGAACTCAATCATATTTCACCACCTCGTTTTTTATACTTTTTTTCTTTTGCATTTTCTTTTTACTTACCACACTCTCACGCTAAGTCCAAGTTAGGGGACAGGGTTACAGGGTTACAGGGGGCGGGAGCAAAGCCCCCCTGTTCCTGTTCCTGTTCCTCTTGGACCTCAGGGACATTTTCTTAAATCTCTCTCTCCAAAGGAGGAGAGATTCTGTCCCTCGTTTTGTCCCTCGTCAGGGACAGGGACATTTCGATTATTTAATCGATTTGTCCCTCATTTTGTCCCTCAAAGGACACGCTCAGGGACAAGGGACATTTCGATGTTTGTCCCTCGAGGGACAGGGACATATCGAATTTTGTCCATCGATTTGTCCATCGATTTGTCCCTGTCCCTATTTTTGTCCCTCGTCATTTTTTGGCGATATTTCCTTATTTTTAATTGTAAAATTGCCATTATTTTTGATCCATCGACGGACTGTTTTTTCACTTACTTGTCTCGAATCTGTCGAAAAATATTCGATAAGATCATCTATTGTAACTGGATTGATTCCATCATAGATTGAGTAAATAGCGCTTTCGACTTTTTCGCTTTTATCTTCTTTTGTCTCTTTTTTGTCGAAATTTTTCTTCCATGGAGAGTTGTTCCCGTTTGTATCATCGAGTTGGATATCAGCAAGTACGCCCGAATCGTCCAGAAAATGTACTGGGTAGCTAAACCACATATTGATAGGCTTGAACTTGGCAAACTCTCGAAGCGTTCCTTCCACGCGCCACGCTGTCGATATTTCGATCGCTCGACGGGCTTGTTCTATCTTATCTGTCCACGGCTTACGCTCGAGCACGTTTGGAATCGCTTGTTCGAAGTGTGTCCGCATAATCACGGGACTTTGGAGATCGTCGAGGCTTACTTCCTCTTGGTAATATCCAAGGTTACACGTTTGTAAGGCCTCTTTGTATATCCTAGTGGCTGTGTGATTGATCCGTTGCGTGAGTAATTCTTCTGTGACGTCCAATTCAACCAAGTCGATCAACGCGTCCGGATCTCGAGCGAATACGCCCGAACCACTGGCCCGATCCATTGATTTCTTGCCCCCTTGAGCACCTTTTGAGTGGTGGTGGCAATAGATAACCGAGCACCCGAGCTCTGTCGCCACTTTGTCAAATTGGTTTGTAAAGTGTGCCATTTGATCCGCGCTGTTTTCGTCACCCGTAAGGACTTTATAGATCGGGTCAATAATGACGGCTATATAGTTCTTTTTGAGGGATCGGCGGATCAATTTCGGAGCGAGCTTATCCATCGGTACAGTCTTTCCGCGCAAGTTCCAGATATCAATATTTTGTAAGTTGTTAGGCTGAAGTCCCATTGCTTCGTACACGTCGCGGAAGCGGTGCAAACATGACGCGCGATCCAACTCAAGATTGACATATAGGACCTTGCCTTGTGTACACTTCCACTCAAGCCATTTGTGGCCTTCTGCGATTGCGATTGACATTTCGATCAAGCTGAACGACTTCCCAGCCTTGGACGGCCCAGCGATCAGCATTTTGTGTCCTTGGCGAAGGACTCCTTCGATCAGCTCGGGCGCAAGCTCTGGAAGGTTGTCCCAACTATCGCCCAGTCCTTCCGGATCTGGAAGATCGTCGTTTAAGTCCTCAATATACTGGTACCATTCTTCCCAGTTGGCTTTTCCTATATTGGTATCAACGAGGAATTGTTTCTGGCCGTTTCGCTCGAATCCCGGCATACGGGACAAGCGCGACGGATTGCGGTTTTGTGTATCGACTGATATTCCGTTCTTTTGGCATATCTTATATAAGTAGTCGACGCGCTTTCTGTATTCGTCATAATTGCCCGCGTCTACCTTTACGATAGCGTGTAAGGACTTGTTCCCACTATAGACAAGGGCCACGATTGGAAGTTCTAGTTCCTTATAGATCGCGTTTTGTTTCTCAATGCTCATGCTGTCTGACTCAACGAGGGCATAGCGGAATTCAGTCACGTTTTCATTTTTCGCGCCCTTACCGTCGAGCGGATTGAAGCGAATCCACGCGCCCGCTTCCTTGTGATAGTCCCCGAGGACCGCCCCAATATCGCCGTTACACTTGGATAATTGCTCGATTAGTTGCCCCGCTGTCCGGTCATACGCCCCCTTAGTCGGAAGCCATTTCTCTATTTCGCCCGTTTCGTCGTTTACTTTTGGATATGACTCAGTAACATAACCGACATTCTCGGACGATTCAAACAAGGCCTCTAGGTACTTGATAATCTCTTGTACTGGGTTCCAGTTTGTAGGCTCGTGAATCTCTTTCCCCTCGATCCAGTTCTTATCAATGACGCGATAGTCTCGATCGATGGTATCGTTCCAGTCGAGTTCATGAGCGCCCTCACTATCGCTTGAGTACGGATTCACCCAGCCGTGATCTTTCGCAAGCTGGACAATCGTCCCGCCCGTAACAATCGAGCCCGCTTCTTCGTTGAAAGTGTCCCATTTTTTGAAACACTCAAATTTACGATACCGGGCCGGATCTCGTAAGGACCAATTATCCCAATCTGAGGCCGTGTACCCTTCGTGTTTTAAGGCCATTCCGACGTTTATCCATTCTTGATAAGACAGAATCGAGGGGTCTATATGGTCTAACAATGGTAATAGGTCAAATTCTCGTTCCATTAGTCCCCTCTATTCCTTTTTAGTTTTCTTTCTTCGTTGCTGCAATTCCAAGGCTCAATCCCAATAGTCCGAGGAGGCTGATCGCGATTCCGAATCCTGATCCCGTATTAGGAAGTGTAGCCGGTGCGCTGTACGCTTCGACTGTTTCTTCGGATTCGTTTCGCGTGATTTTCGCGTGATTTTCCACACGATTAGTGATTTTCACTTCTTCGACTTTTGGCGCTTCTTTTGGCGCTGGCGTGTTTGGCTTGTCAGTTGTTTCGTTTGGTGTGTTTGGTTTATCTTGTTTAGGCTCTGGAATATCGATCACTAGTTCCGGTTTGTCCAATATTGGCGCGTCCGGAGGTGTTACCCCACCTTGCCATTCTGGCTTGTCAAGTTGCGGAGCGTCAAACGGTACTGTACCGCCCTTCCATTCTGGTTTATCAAGGATTGGAGCCGGAGGCATAAGCGGAATATCTTCGATGTTGATTGACGGTTTTTCGTATTTAGGAGCGTCATTCGGAATTTCAAAGACTGGAGCGGGTTTATTTTCGCCCGAAGCGTCTCCACGCCCTCCGACAAGTTGAACGTAACTATATGAAATAGCTCCGTCAGTTTCAGCCTTGAGTTCGACCTTATTTGTTGGATTCGTGCTGTCTTTGACCGCGTTTGTTAGTTTGGTCTTGTAATAAAGATAGATCATATGATCCAAGCGGTCCATAGTGATCTCGAAGCCGTGATCGCTCTTACTGATTGATTTAACAAGATCCATTGCAGATCCTTTGTCAATCCAAGGATCAACGCTTTCAATATTCTTGATTTCAAAGTAGTTATCAACTAACTTTTGATTTTCGCTCATTGTGTCGATCAATTTAACGTAATTCAAGACTTTTCGCGCATAATTGACGCGTACAGTCCAGTTGATGACTGTCGGGTCATTTTCATCTTGGCTCCCCCACTTGGAAAGGAGTTCATCTTTTCCAATCACTTGCTCTTTGCCGATTTGAGCCGTTACGACTGTGCCGTTAAAATTCGCGGTTACTGGTTTGCCACTCTCGACTTTATCGGTCCATTTTGCGTCGAGCTTAAGGCTCATTTGCTTGTTTAGTGGGTGGTTTTTGAAATAGTCGTTGAATACGGTCGTAACTGTGCCGGCTGTGCTGTCTGCGGTAGCTTGACCGACAACGGCGTTTTCTGGATTGTGTACATCAAACGTGAAGCTCGTTTGAAAAGCGACTTCTTTTGGAAGGGTAAACGTCACTTTGTCCCCTTCGTTGATCGTGAGATCGTCCGGGAAGTGTACGTTCTTATATTCCACGCTAAAAGGTTGATACTTTCCTGTGCCGTTTGACTGATCGACAACGACTTCCGGATTCTTGACTTCAATCACATTCCCGCTCTTTTCAAAACTTGTTGGAAGTCCTTCTCGTTCGTTATTCTTAGCTTCAGCGCTTCCTGTTCCCGTTGCATTTCCAGAATTTGACGGTTGATCTGCTTTCGTTGTTGGAATAGCTGATTCAGTTCCGCTTGCTTCTCCGCTTTGGTTTGTTGCAATTGTTGTTGTCTCTGGCGTGATTCCTCGATCAGACTCATCGGCATTTACTCCCTTAATTCCAAGTGTCGCTGTCGCAATTGTTGCAACTGTCAAAAGTGTTAATTTGTTAGTTTTCATTGTGTTTCTCCTCATTTTTTTAATCTGGTACATATTCGCTCGCTCTGATTCCGTGCGGTATTCTCCACCCGTTAGCAGCGATACGATCGATCATATTTCTTGCGCTTTCAAAGTTCCACATTCCGACGTTGCGGAAGCCTCGACTTTCGAGGAAGCGGATTTGCTTCGGTGTCGAAAGTCCTTCGTTTCTGCGCTTGTTCAAACGGTCAAGCAATAGATTTGCTTTTCCGGCGTTGCCCACTTCGTCGGTGAAAATACCGTACTTTTCGAGGGCCTTGAGTTGGTTTTCAGAAGGCGGAGCCATCTCCCAGCCGAAGTTAGGTACATAGTTTGAAAGATCTTCAGCATGGATAGACATTTCAAATTGAAGCGGATCGACGAGTTTCCGCTTGCGTTTTCTCATTTCCGCAAGTTGTTTCGCAAGAGCTTCTTCACGTTCTGCGACGACATCTTCCGCGCTTTTGGCTTCCATAGCCTCGAGATCGAGCACGACGCCTGTTTCTTCTTCCATGTTTTCGACCATTTTCTTTGCAACTTCCGGACTCTCACAAATTAAGTGAGCCGGCCGGCAAAGCTCGTGCCGTTCCGTGTGCCATAGAAAATCGAGAAGAAGAAGCTCTTCTTTCCCGGGGAAGAGACGCGTCCCACGCCCGACCATTTGAGAATAGAGCGCCCGGACTTTTGTCGGACGTAACACGACCACACAATCAACCGAAGGGCAATCCCACCCTTCCGTGAGTAACATAGAATTGCATAGAACATTATATCGGCCCTTTTCGAAGTCTTCGAGCGCTTCGGCCCGATCTTTTGATTCGCCGTTCACTTCGGCTGCTTTAAAGCCTCGCTCGTTTAAGATATCGCGGAATTTCTGGCTAGTCTTTACTAGCGGAAGAAAGACGACTGTTTTTCTGTCCTTGCAATACTTGGCCATTTCGTCCGCAATCTGTACGAGATACGGATCAAGTGCCGTCCCGACGTCGCTCGCTTTAAAATCTCCCGCGGACATTGAAACGCTTGATAAGTCGAGATCAAGTGGAATCGTTAAGGCCTTAATCTTGGACAAGTAGCCTTCTTTGATTGCTTGCACAAGTGAGTACTCATAGGCCAAGCTGTCAAAATACGATCCGAGGTTCTTCATATCTCCACGGTCTGGGGTCGCTGTTACCCCCAAAACTTGCGAATCTTGGAAGTGATTCAATACCTTTTGATAGCCGTCAGATATAGCGTGGTGTGCCTCATCGACCACGATCACGTCAAACCAGTTGGGCGGGAATTGACTCAAGCGTTTCTCACGTTGCATAGTTTGGACAGATCCCACGACCACCCGATACCAAGAGCCTATTGACGTACTTTCGGCTTTTTCTAGCGCTGTACCGAGTCCCGTCGCGGTTTTTAGCTTGTCGCTTGCTTGATCTAATAACTCGGATCTGTGAGCGAGCACTAACACGCGCTTCCCTTCTCGGACTTGATCTTCAATAATTTTCGAAAAGACGACCGTTTTTCCCGTCCCAGTCGGAAGGACTAGAAGGGTACGTTTTCGCCCTTCTGCCCACTCCTTCTGAACGGCTTCCCGCGCCTCTTGTTGATAGGGTCTTAACTCCATACTTTAGAACCTCCTATATTAGAACGGCCCTCCTGTGAAGCCTCCCTGTGCTGGTTGTTGTGGTTGTTGGTATTGTGGCGCTGGTTGTTGGTACGCTGGGGCTTGTTGTCCCGGTTGCGCGTTCAATACTTTCGTATAGTCCACGTCTTCGGCGTAAATCATGCCTTTTACTTCGTTGTATTTATTGCCGTTGTACTCGCGAGATCCAACTTTACAAACTCCGACTTTTCCGATGATCGCGTTCCAGTCCATACGAAGGGGTTCGCCTTTACGTTTTTGCCCAATAGCTCCAAAGAACGCTGATAACATTCCCTCAGTTGAACTATGTAAGAAGAGATTGTGACGGAGTTCTGTTTCGCCTTCATTCGCTACGATAGTAAGGTGTACTGTCGCTTTAGGACAAGCTGGCAACTTTCCGGGATTTTGCGGGTTCGGTGTGTGACGTCCGCGCTCGTATTCCTTAACCGTGAACCAGTATAGGCCGTCTGGCAAAAAGACGAATTCAGAATCTTTTTGAATTGTGTCGTCCCAACCGAATTCGCGATCAAAGTTGTTGTTATATTGTTGTTGTGTCATGATGAAATTTCTCCTTTTTTATAAGTTGTTAGTATTAAATGGTAATTCCGGGTCTTTCCGGACTTGGTTTTGAATGACGTCGAGTGTAGCGTCCCAATTCGCGACGATCATATCCCAGTAATTCGCCGGGAAGTTTTCGATCGGCGTCCCCATCGGGAAGTGTCCGCGGATATAAGCAACCTCTTGTAATTCGTTTTCCGTTACGTTGTTAGGCGCCATTAAGTCGACCAATGCTTGTGGTAAGAGTCCCGCTTGTGGAGCCCGTCCCATCTCTTGAGCCACCTCTTGAGCGACCTCTTGCAATTGCTCGTTAATGTTTTGCTTTTGTGGCTCTGGTGTCGGTTGTGGCTGTGGCTCTGGTTGTGGAGCTGGTTGTGGAGCTGGTTGCTCGGGTACGGGAGCCGGTGCGTTGAAGATATGAGCCACGCTCTCAAACGTGAACGGGAGCTGATCTGGTAAGCCGTGACGATTTTTTGCGTCCCATGCTGGGCGGTGGTTCGTGTACATGACACGCTCGCCCCCTTGGGCCTTTTTCTTGCCTGTGTCCGTTGTCATGACGATTGTCTTATAATTTGCAAAGAGCACCATATCGGCCCACTCCTTAACGAGTGGCGCTGTTTTTGAGCTTGACTTTTGCCCGAGCTTTAATTCGTACCGGTCGTATGATCCCATCTCGTCCGGTTGCTCGAATTTCTTGATTTGTGCGTGAGCTGTCAAAACGACGTTGATCCCATTATCCACTAGCTCACTCAAGCTATTCAATAAGCGCCCGATCTCTTCTTGGACGTATGTATAGCCCTTGCCCCATCCGAAATCTTCGATTCCGTTCTTCTGGTGTTGTGCGCAAACATAATCGACCGCGAGCTGTTCCGCCCAGTCGATCGTATCGATGACGAGCGTCTTGCAAGCGTCTGGGTTTGCCTTGATGAACGCGATCTGATTCTTTAGCATCGTCCAGCTTGTAGGCTTGTCCATACGGGCCACGTCCATATTATCCGTTGACCCTTCCGTATCGATGAATACCGGATCCGGGAATTGACTCGCAAAGCTAGACTTCCCGATTCCTTCGGGGCCATAGATCACGACTTTTTGAGCTCGCGCCTTCCTTCCTCTTGTAATTTGCATTGTTTAGTCCTCCTCGTCCTCGTCGTCATCCTCGTCGAAATTGCTTTCTAAGAGCCCGCGAAGAAGATTTTCAAGGCCTTTGCGTTTTGCTTTTCCAATCTTTTCGGTCAAATCTTCAGGCTCTTTACCGTCGAAGGTTTTGAGTTCATACGTCGCGGTAACTTCAATTAGTTCACCTTCGAACGCTTCAGCGACTTTATACATACGGTCACCCTGCTTTTCAATAGATTCTACGCTATTGTTTGCAGCGTCTCGCAAGTCGTCGGTCCAGTTTGCACTATAGGCCAAAGCTCGATTGTTGCTTTCATACTCCTGTAAGAAATACCCATTTTCTTTGCTACGAATAACGATAAATTTTTCTGTTTTTTTCATGATCTTTTCTTCTTTCTATTTTTTAAAATCCGCCTTGCCAACCTTGAGGCTGTGCGACTGTTTCGGGTTTGATACTGTACCCGTCTTCTATGAGGACCGAACACTCTTCACCAGTTGAAACACGCGTCGCGATCGCTTGCAAGCCCTCTTGTTCGAGCCACGCACCAAATTCCGCAAGTGTTATCTGGTCCATTTGTTCCAGCTTGTCAATTAGGACGAAGCCGCACTCTGGCTTGAGCTTGCGAACGATAGCCGTTGCCACTTGTAATTGTTGCGACCCGGACATATTATCCCAACGTTGACCCAAGTATAAGAGTTCGCCATCGTCCACGGATAAGCCCGGAAGCGGTAAGTCTGCATTTGTGAGCAAGTCCGTTTTCTGCTTGCGAATACCTTCGATAACAAGATCTAACTCACGGTATTGTTCGCGGTAGACTTTCGCGTCCTCTTCGGCCTTGTCTTTGTCAAGATTCGCTCGGACTTTGAGGTTGATCTGCTCAATATTCGCGATACTGTCTTCGATCTCTTGCGTCGATTCGTCGATCAAGTCTTGCGCGTCTTTGCGAGCGATATCCAAGTCTTGCGCGAGTCCCTGTTCTTTTTCTCGGGCTTCTTTGAGCATTTCTTCCAGACGTTGAACGTTTGCAAGCGCTCCTTGATAGTCATTTTCAATTCTCGCGAGATTCTGACGTTTGCGAGCATTTTCGCCATTCCGTCCAAGGATCTCTTGTTGCCGTTGGATCAATTCCGCAATAGAGACAAGCTCTTTTGGCGCGTCTGGATAATACGGCTGTTCTTTGGCAAACTTTTCTTTCTGGTCCGCAATGACGCCGATCGCGTGTCTCTCTTGGTACTTGGTTTTCTCTTCCATTTCGAGCTTGACGAGTTGATCGCCCACCCCGATAATTTGTAGAAGCGTCGTTGCTTTCTCCTTGCTCGTCATTTCCATAAATTTTGGAAGATCAAGAGCGAGCTCTTCGACGAAGCTATCAAGCAATTTCTGGCCGGCCTTATTTCCACTTGGATCAATAACTTTCAGATCGCTATTCTTGCCCTTGCGTTCAACGATAAGGCCATTTGACAGCGTGATTTTAAGACTTGGGGGAATTGTTGACCCCTCGCGCTGTGGTTGCGAAGGTTTATACTTATTTCCACCCAAGGCCCACGCTATCGCGTCTAATACGCTTGTTTTTCCTTGGTTATTGTTTCCCCCGACGATTGTCAGCCCTTTCGCTGACGGCTCGATTTTGACCGCTTTAACGCGTTTTACGTTTTCGATCTCGAGCTTATTGATTGTTACCATTTCTAAACTCTCCTTTCAGACGAGCGAGCTCGTCAAGCAATCGTTCTTCCCGCTCAAGTGTAGTTTTCAAAATTTCGGTCTGTTGCAGATTGATAAACCACAAGCGATTGAGCGCTTTTGATTGTTGCTCAATTTTGCGGGCCTTTTTACCAAACATGGAAGGGCACCTCCGGCGATTCTGTATAGAGCTTCATTGCTTTTCTACGGCTTGCGAGCTCGTCTTCGTATTGTTCAATGACTTGCGCGTTGTGTTCTGGAAGTCCTTCTTCAATCGCTTTTAGTGTTTCAGTTTTTGCGATCTTCATTCTTTTTTTGTGGTCCTTCCATGACACGATAAGCCCAGCGATGAAGCACACGCCCCCGATAGCAACGGTTCCGGCAACTTGCCCAGAAATAATAATTTGATTCATTTTAAATACTCCTTTTCTTTTTCTAAAATTTCGTAAACGTCCCGGACGTCGTACATTTTCTTTTTTCCTTGTTTTCGAAACGCGAGCCCTCGACGCTCTAGCTTCTTAATATAGCCATGATCGAAGCCGAATTTCTTCATTAGGGCTTTTTGATCTAGTGGTAATCTTTCCGATGTTATTTCTTCCTTGAGCTCTTCTTTCATAATCTCGATCATCTGTTTTAGATAGACTTTCGCGATCTCGTCCGAGATCAAGGGAGGCAAGTTTAACTCCTCCATTTCTTCGTTCCTCCAATTGTGCGGGCAAGCACTTTCTGATATAATTAAGGTAGATATTTTTTTCAAGCGCTCGAACGTTCTCGTTCGGGTGCTTTTTTTACGTCTTTCGTTCGTTTTAGTGAACGCCTTCTGTAAAAAAAATTCCGATCTGGTCTTTTGAGAATCCGAGGATTGTCGCGACCTTTATCAATTCGTCAGCGTCGAATGATACCAGACCGTTTTCGCGTTTCGCGTAACGAGCACGATCAGACCAGCCAAGGGCTTTTGCCATATCATCTTGTGTCAATCCTTTCGCGATTCGTTCCGCTTTGATTCGTAAATGATTCACGGTCATATAATAGACCTCCTTTCTGTTTTTTTGCCGTTCTTTCTTGAGAACAATTTAATTATAAATCAAGCGTTCTTTTTTGTCAACACTTTTTTTCAAAAAAAAC